GTTATAATCTTCTGTTCTAAGTATATCACACTTAACACCATCTAATTCGACTCTATACACTCTGTACATTTTTTCTGGTATATTTTTAATAACCACTTCGTTTTCTTGGAAAATTTGCATTTTTTCTTCTAACATGTCATCAACATCTGAATAAACAGTATTGTTACCTGGAACTCTAGCAAATTGATTTAAATCATAAAAATATTGTTCAAATATTTCTTGTTGTGCTTGATTAGCGAATAAGTTAAATTCTTGAGGTGTTATATAACCTCTTTGTTCTTTATTAGCAAATGCTAAAACTCTTTGATATACTGTATCTATACTTATTGCCATAATTTTTTATTTATTATTATAAGGAAATAATCTATTTAAAGTTTCTTTTCTTTTACCGCAATTACAATCTTTTTTAGTTACTTTACTTACTTTATTTACAATTTTCTTTATTCCAGTTGCTTTTGTAAATTTTTCTATTGAATCGCCTAGTCCTTTTGATTTTTCCATATAATTTAATTTGTAGTTTGCAATCGCCCCGTAGAGCGACTGCATCTACAGTTAGATTATTTTAATCTTTTTTCAATATTGGAGTAAATCTCCATTCCTTCATCAGTTTTAAACCAAGCGGCTAAAGCTGAATAAGGATGTTCATCAAAAGGAACATTCATTAGTTTTCTGTCATTAGAACCCCATGAAAAAGTTCTTTGATCAGAAGATAATTTTAATATTCCCATTTCAGTTGCTTTAATACCAAAGTTTCTAAGTTGAACATCACCGTCGTTAGCTAGTTCTAAGAACAATTTAGGATTTCTTTTAGCAAACACTAATAAATCACGTTTAAGTTCTTTAGAACTCATCTCTGATACTTTAGAGCCTATTTCAACTCTCATAACAGCCTCTGCAATATCAATATCCATATTTCTAGCCGCTATCAAGGCGTCTACTTCTAAATTAATATCTATTAATTCATCTTTAGCTATAACTTCAGGTTTGTGTTCATAGAACAAACCGTTTCTATGAGGATGGTATAAACTAAGGAATTTTTGAAGAACAGTTTTGTTTTTTGGAACAAATAAAGTTCCTGATCTAAATATAATATGCTCTAATAGCTGATCACCTTTCATTTCATCTACAAAACACGTGTTTTGGTTTGAAGTGTATTTTAGTTCTCTTTCATAACCTTTTTCTTCGTCAAACCAATAAATCCCTGAAGCTTTAATTGAATAAGATAAAGGTTTTCTTTTGCTTCTTAAGTAGTAAACTCTATCTTTAATCTCCCATTTTTCCTTTTTTGGCTCTGGAGTTTCCACGATTACTTTTTTAACTTTTGGTTGTTCTACAACCTGAGTAACTTCTTCAGTTACTATTTCTTTTTTTGTTTCTTGTTTTTTTGCCATAATATAATATATAATAAAATTAATAAAAAGAAAGGGTCGAGGCCGAAGCCTCGATCCTTAATATAATAAATGCTTACTTCATCAACATGAAGTTATTTGCACCTTGTACAACTAAACATCTTTCAGAAAGCATGTGGATTTGCATTGCGTCTAGCGCTGAAGTAGCAGCACCAACCGAACCAGTAACCCACGTCTTCATTCTTCTATTGTCAGTTTGAGAAGCTCTGTAACGAACATGTAAGAAAGGACGTTTCATATTCTTTCCTAATTGTTGGTCATAAACAGTTGAAGTACCAGCTGGGATTATAACCCCTCTAATAGCGCTAGCACCAGCAACAGCATTAATACCACCTCTAGTAGCTAAATCATTTAGATATCTAAAGTCAGATTTATAAAAGTCATAAGAACCTCTTCTAAATCCAGCGAAACCTAAATTTAGCGCCATATCTTCTGAGTTGTCAAATACTCCATAAGAAGTACCACCAGCCCCATAAGAATTCATAGAAGCCAACATGTCATCCATTGCTAACGAAGTAGCTCTATCTACAAACATCATGTTTTCTTCAATAGCACCTTGTTTATCAAACTCTGCTAAAATAGCGTCAAATTCAGCTAAATCAGTAGCAGCGTTAACACCAGTAACACCAGAAGTTAAATTACCTCTATCTTCGATAGCAGCAAATAAACCTTCAGTACCTGTTGCAGCACCGTCACTATTGTGAACAGCTAAATCAGAGTCATTAGTTCCTGAAGCTTTCATACCTTCAATCATTGCCATTTCTAAATAATCAGTAAAACGTGCTCTTGTATCAGCTTCAGCTTTTAAGTACCATAAATAACCTGATTGACCTTCTTCAGTAGAAATTTCAATCCAACCAATTCTAGACGCATCAGAACCTGAAACCTCGTAGTAATCTTTAATGATAACTGGTTTGTTACTGAATGATTTGAAAACTGGTTCATTAGCTCCTCTTGATTCAGTAGAAGCAGCGTGTGAAGAACCATCATCAGCTAAAGCGCCAGGATAAGAAACTCCTTTTTTGAACTCAGAACCGTAAACTAATACAGTACAGTTGTCAGTACCATTAGCTATAACAGAATCGTTAGCGTCATAAGGAATAACTTCAATATATACTGTTGAAACCTCAGTTACAACTCCTTTAAAAGTTTTACCTGTTCCACCAGCTACGATTACAGTATCGTGTAAACGAACACCATGATTGTTACCTGGATCTTGACCATCCATGTCGGTTAATATTTCAATTTTACAACCTAAGTTACCGGATATACCAGCATCGTGATCGATCATTGAACATTTATAAGATAGATGTAATCTACCTTGCTCAGACCATACAACTTGATCAGCTGTCATAGCCTCTTCAGCTCCAACTTGCGAAAGAAATCCTGAGATAGTTCTGTTTCCAAAAACCTCAGCTTCTTTGTCCATTAGATCTGGTACGTATTGTTGTGCCCAGCCTAGAGTATCCGCAGATCCCGTAGCTAAGTCTAGATAATTTGAATTTAACGTTTGCTTTTGTGGAGCAGCAACGCTATTCAAATTACTTCCTGCAGTAATTGCCATTTTTTTTAATTTTTAAATTATTATTTATTTTTTATTTTTAATTTTAAACTTAAAATCATTAACATCATCGCCTAATACTTTTACTTTTATTCCACCTGCACTTATTTCACCATGACTTTGTCTCGGTGTCATATCTACATTTTTTGATTTCGCAATACTATCTTTCATAGCATCTGCTCTTCCTTGTTCATAAAAGTGTTTTGCAACAGCATCAGCATTCATCGCTGTGTAAAGAGATTTGTGGTAACCCTTAGCATCTTTTAAAGCAGAATTTTTATCCAAAAACTTTTTGGTAAAATTGTTTATATTACTTTGGGTGTTTTTAACCTCTTCAACATTATTAACGTTAAATCTATATTTTTTACTACCAACATTGTATTCAAAACCTTTGAATTTGTCGTTAAAAACTTGTTCAGTTTTTTGTGTAAAAATATCACTGTTGTTTTTAAGTATTTTTTGATTTGCTTGTGACTCCTTGTTGTATCTATTAAAGAAATCAATTGCTTTTTGTTGCTCAAGCGTTAGCTTTGAACCAGCTTTGATTTCGTTATAGTATCTAGACTTTTGCCCGTCTAGATGGGCTCTAGCGCTGGCAACTTGCTCTTTTAGCGCTAATTTTTTTCTTCGTATATCTCTTTCTTCATCTACTTCTTCATCATAAGAAAACGAATCTTCCATAAGGAAGTTAATTTCTTCATTGTTTAAATGAGGTTTTGTTTGTCTGTAATATTCATATAATACGTTTTTATCATCTAACTTACTATAATCTTGATTAAGTTTTACGTAGTCATTTAAATCTCCACCAGTATCTTCCATGAAATTTATTAAATTTTGGATATTCTCTGGTAGTGGTTTTCCAGTAGCTTCTGATTGCGCTACAGCTTCTTGTACTTGCTCCTGCGCTTCAGCAACCTCTTCTTCAGTAGAATCTTCAGTTATCTCTTCTAATACTGGAGCTTCTTGTGCTTCTGCTTCCGGTTGTACTTCTTCTTGTTCTTGTGAGGAGTCGGCATTTTTAGACTCTGCAGCCACTCCGTTGTCGTTAGTGTTACTTTCTTTAGTTTCATTTTTTTCTTCTTTTGGTGTTGGTGGTTTACTTAAATCTACCTTTATAACATTGTCATCTTGAGCGGATTTAAACTTACTTGTGTCAACTTTTACCACGTTTTCATCTCCTGGGTCTTGTTGATTGTTTTCTGTAACTTCTTCAATTACTTGTTGTTCTTTTTCTTCCATAATATAATATAATAATAATTAATAATTTTTAACTAGGTCCGAATCTTCCTAAATTAAAACCCCCGCCTAATACATCATTACCTACTGATTCAAAGTTTTTAGGCGGTTTTCCAGTTTGTTTTTGATCTATAAGTTCCGATTGTTGAGAGTTTTTTCTATCAGTTAGATTTGATTGTTGTTTACCTCTCTTATCTACAAGTTGAGCTTGTTGTGCTGCTTGCACTTGTAATCTTTGATCTTTTCTATTTTCTTTCTGCATGTCCGTTGCAGCAGCTGCTTGAACATCCATTTGCTTTAATTGCATGTTCATCTCAAATTCCATCTGCATTAATTGCTTTTTCAACTCAGCTTCTTGTTGCATTTTCTGAACATCCACTTGTCCTTGCAATTGAACTATTTGAGATTTTTGTTCTGTTATCGCTTGGTTCTTTTGCATTTCTATTTCTGCAGCTTGTTGAGCGGCTTGAGCGTTGGCTTGTGATTGAGCTTCTATATTTTCTAATTCTCTCTGTCTATCTTGCTCTTGTTTCTTTTTTCTACGTATTTTAAGTAGTTGGTTTGCAAGTTTTATATTTTTAATTTCTCTAAGATCAATTGCGTCTTCTAATTCTATACCACCTTGTTGTAGTGCCATTTGTATATTGTTTTCAAGTACACTCCTTTCTTCTTCATCTGGTTGAAGACTTAAAAATATTCCAAAGTCATAAAGATGTAATTCAGACATTTCTGATAAAGTAGCAACGTTATGCGCTCCTATAGCTTGAATAAAAGCGTCTTTAGTTGGTGAATATTCTATAATATCTGATATCCTAAGAGATAAACACTCCGCTACCTCAGCAGTTAAATATAAACCAGCTTGTAATATATGTCTAGTTGCTGTATTGCTATTTGCAGCTGCCATTTTTTGCACGCCTACTAATGAATTTACATCTGGAGTTGAAGCATCTCTAGCTTCATTCAAACCAGTTACATCTCTTATCATTTGTAAGTAGTAATTATAATTACCTATAAGCGCTTGCATTTTTCCACCGCCACTACCACTACCAATCTCTTGAATAGGCACTTTACCTGGATTCATGTCACCTTCTGAGGTGAATGACCTACCAATAACAGATCCAGTTTGGAAAAACATATT